GGGGGAGTTAGCCGCTTGTCAGAGGTACTTGCCAGTACTTGCAAAAGGAGCAGATGGTATTTGGTTGGGTGCTTCTACTTCAACTACAGTCACTCGTTTCACTATACCTTTCACAGTAACTCCACGAGTAGCACCAACTGGGATAACTGTCGCTGGAACATTCAATCTTTACAACTCTGCATTTAATTCAGCAGGAACTCCAACAATTACATACGCGGCTGGAAGCACCTCAAGCATTTTGATAGATTCAACAACTACCGTTGGTTCCCCTACTCTTGCGGCAGGTACTTCTGCTTGGCTTTATGCAGTAAATAGCGCTGCTTTAATTTACGCAACAGGATGTGAGTTGTAATGGAAACTTATACAAACCCTATGGGTCAAGAATGTGTCATTGTAAATAATCCTGACGGCTCAATTTGGTCAGGTCTAAAAAGTGCTTATGACGAAATGCAAGCATCTAGCACACTCCCATCCAACTCTTCTATCCCACAGGCAGGTGAATAATGAGTCGCGCACAACAGACCTCAACAGTTGAGCAGAACACAGGTGGGGCAGTAGCTCCGTTTGTAGCTGGTAAGAATAAGATTATCAATGGTGATTTGACAATAAATCAAAGAGCCTTTACTAGCAACACCGCAAGCGGCGCATTTAATTTTGACCGCTTTTTTCAGTTAAATGGTGGTTCAAGCGGAACTTTAACTGTTACTCCTCAGACTTTTACCGCAGGCACAGCACCAGTCGCAGGATATGAGGCAACTAACTTTATTCGTTGCATAACTGCTGCGGGCGTAAATACCAATACTTATGCACTTCTTGAACAGAAAATTGAAGATGTACGCACCTTTGCAGGTCAGACAGTAACCGCATCTTTCTGGGCTAAAGCGGGTTCAGGTACTCCTAATATCTCTATTGAACTAGAACAGTCTTTCGGTTCTGGTGGTTCTGCATCAATATTTACTTCAGTAACTAAAACAGCGATTACAACTTCTTGGGCGCGATACACCTTTACCGTTGCAGTACCTTCAATATCTGGAAAAACAATTGGCACAGGCAACTCTTTAATTCTTAGCATCTGGCTTTCTGCTGGATCAGACTTTAACACTCGCTCTAATACTACTGGCTTGCAAAATAATACTTTTGACATCTGGGGCGTACAGATTGAGGCTGGTTCAGTTGCTACCGCTTTCCAAACTGCATCAGGAACACTCCAAGGAGAATTGGCGTTGTGCCAGAGGTACTATCAAAGACTTGGTGCAAATGGAAACAATATGCTTTACCCAGGTTTTAATAACTCAACAACAGAACTTTATACAGGAATACCGCTCAAAGTAACAATGAGAACAAACCCAACAATTACATTGCCTACGGTTTCATCTAATTTTTATGTTCGCGTAGCGGGTGGTTCAAATGTGGCCGTTTCAGCCTATTCGGTTATAGGTACAAATTATGACAATGTTTGGTTGAGTTTTACTTCAAGCGGTCTTACTTCAGGGCAAGGTAGTGGTTTGGTAAATCAAGGAAGTTCAACTTATATGGAATTTAGTGCGGAGTTATGATGATTCAATTCAGAAGTCAAACAACCGAATCAGAATATATTATTCGGACAAATGAAGATGGTTCAGAATCTTGGATTCCAGCCGACCCTGCCAATTCTGACTACCAAGCCTACCTAGCCAGCCTAGAGGCGTAACTAGCACACTCCACCGAGAGTTAGAGGATGATGCACAATTTAATCGTATTGCTATGGGGTGTAGTCATTGGCTACAACATAGCCAATTTTGAAGTGGCCATCTGGCTGTTCAAAAAGGGCTACACCTCTAGCACACAGATCGCAGACAGAGCTAGCAAAGACTAACCTTTCCGAGTGTGATAGGCTTCACTTGTGGATAACTTAATACCGCTAGAAGAGATATACCGTCAGCTGAAAAACCGCTATGATGCCAGTGGCTTTAGCCCCTATGTCATACGGACAGACTGGCAAATCATTCGCCGTATTGGAGTACATCCTGCCCTAGCTACCACACAGGATCTGGAGCAGGTTGTACTTCGGGCTACCAAGCAATCCACAAAAGCAAACTATGTCTCTCGCTTGCGCTCCATCTACAAGCATCTGAACAAGATGGGCTTATTGGATGGGTACAACCCAGCCCTTGACCTGCCCGATGTGAAGGCTGGTAGAGGCGTTCCTAAGCCTGTTACCAAGGGCGAGTATGCAAAGCTCTTAGAAGAGGCTACACAGCCCTATAAGGACTGGTTTATCCTAGGTGGTATGGCTGGTCTGCGGGCTATGGAAGCAGCAAAGATCCAAGGCTCAGACCTTATTGAGACTGAAGAAGGCCCGATGCTTAGCATCGTAGGCAAGGGAAATACAGACCTTGTTATACCCATCAGCCCAGTCGTGGCTGAGATGATTAAAAGCCACAACACCCTTGGCAAGTTATGGGAGATAGATCCCAATGGGTTTTCCAAGAAAGCGGCTAATGAGATGCGACGCATCCTTGGCCCTAACGCTAAACACTTTCACAGTCTGCGCCACTATTTTGCTACCACGATGCTTGAGAAATCAGGCGGGGATTTAATAGCGGTCAAAGAACTTATGCGCCACAGCAGTGTGGCCACAACGCAGGTATACACACAGCTGGCTCACGGACGAACAAGATCGTTGGTGAACCTTTTAGAATAAGGAGCAACAGTGGCATTAGATGGCATCAGGCACATTGCAGAACGCCCAATTGACCCAGTTGGCCAGCCAACAACTACATCTGGAGCCACCTACATTAACAGCTCCAACACATACGATGTTGCAATTGGCGGTATCCCATTCTTCTTAGGCATCAGCGAGAAGTACCCATACAAGCGTGAGACTGCCCAGTACCGCAAGCAGCAGATTGACATGCAAAAAGAACCAGGCGAGCAGACGCTGACCTCATGGTGGCTTCGCTCCCAGTCTTCATTCCACTACGGTGCAGGTATCCGCTTTGAAGAACCAATCCAGGGCGGGTTTGTAGAGAACCGCTTTAACAAATCAGCTGGCGTTGATGTCTTTAACATTGGCAAAGTCAGCCTTCTTCCAGATGTAGACCTAGCCCTTGCATCAGCAGACGGCGTTATGCTTGAAGGCGCAACCGATGCCAACGGTGTAGACGTTGTTCTACAAGCCAGCGGTTCTACCCTTAGCCGTATCACGGCAGTAGGAACATCTACCACCCTTACATGGGGTGGCTCTGGAACGATCTTAGATATTGCCAATGATGGCGTTAACTACTACGCGGCAAATGCAACTGGTATTTACAAAGGTCCACTTACTGGCGGATCAAGCGGAACCCTGATCTTTACCCACCCAACTGTTGCCACTGGCACGGTTACATCTGTCAAGATGAACTGGGTTAAGCAACGACTTATTGCTGGTGTTAATAACTATCTCTATGAGATTACACCAATTGCTTCGTACACAGTTAATGCCGTAAGATTGTCTACAAATATCGCAACTCTTAAAACTTCTGTGGCGCATAACTTTGCCCTTGGTTCTTTAGTTACGGTTGCATCCCTTGGAGCAACTTACAATGGAACTTGGACAGTAACAGCAGTCCCATCAGCTACTGAGTTTTCTTATTACCACAACCATGCAGATGATGACCAGGCAACTGGTTTGACAGGCACGGCGGTGTTGGCAACTAACAACACCCTGCCAATCTATTCTCACCCAAATGCTTCGTGGGTATGGACTGGTATTTGTGAAGGCCCAAATGCTATCTACGTATCTGGCTATGCTGGCGATTCTTCTACCGTCTACCGTCTATCACTTGATACCAGCGGTGCCGTGCCACTTTTAACCAAGGCCCTTACCGCTGCCGATCTACCACGAGGCGAGTTGGTTTACTCTCTCGGATCTTACATCGGCAAGTACATGGTCTTTGGTACCAACAAAGGTATCCGTGTAGGTCAGATTGATACATCAGGCTTTGTATCATCAGGCTACATTACCTATGGCCCGCTATCAGTTGTTACCAACGGTTATGACCCATCAAGTGGAACAAACCTTACTGGCTCACCAGTCAAGGCAATCATGTTCCAAGATCGTTATGCCTACTGCACTGTCACAAATTACATAGACAATGGCGATGGTACTTACTCATCAGGTCTTATCAAGATTGACCTTAGCCGTGAACTTAACCCTAACCAGATGGCATATGCCACACACCTTCGCGTACCAAGCACAAATGAAGTAAGCGATGTGGCAGTCTTTGGCCGTAGCAACAAGATTGTTATTGGAGTAACTGGTAAAGGAACATACATCCAGTCCAACAATCTTTGTGCATCAGGGTATCTTCAGACAGGTCTTATCCGTTACCTCACCCTTGAGGACAAGCACTTTAAGCTGGTCAAGCTCCTTGCTCAGAACCCAGTGGTATCCAACATCAAGGTATCAACTGTTCTTGATGACGGAACTACAACTGACATTATTACGGCAGATCCTAACTTTAATCTTAGCCNNGCCGTGCCGCTGAGCGACTACTGGCTGTTGAAACCCTTGAAGGTCCAGGCAATGTTCTTACCCTGCAAGACTTTACTAACAATGAGACTGTCCAAGGTGTCATTGAAAGCATTACCTTTGAACGTATGACCCCACCAGATCGCCGATTCAAAGGCTTTGGTGGAATCCTTTATCTCCAATTCCGTACGCTATAAGACAGGGAACACCGCAATGTCATCAGATACAGCCACCATCGTCTACTCCTACTTTTTTGTAGCCGCAGCCATGCTTGCGGGTATGAGCATAATTGCTCGTCATGCTATCAGCAAATACACAGAAGAACTTAAGGATAAGTTAAACCGCATTGAGTATGCGTTATACAACGATGGCAAGACTGGCCTCATCAACAAGGTTGAAGAACTGCTAGAGAACCAACAGCTCATCAAGATTGATGTTGAAGTAATGAAAGCCAAGACCGAGCAGTGACACAAGCAGCAGACTTTGTAGCCAAGGCACAGACCCAGGTAGGCGTAGTTGAGGTCCCAGATAACAAGACTATCTATGGCAAGTTCACAGGCCATGACGGCCAGCCATGGTGTGGCTCCTTCATCATGTGGTGTGCGGCTGAGGTAAAGTTCAAAGGCATGCCTAATTGCGTCTATACGC